TGAATTTGCAGCAGCAACTTGTTCTGAAATTAAAGTTAAACCACCAGCAGCAGCAGAAGCGCCATCTGCCTTGAAAAATAAAGATGCAGATGCAGAGGTAAAAAATAATGTGCCACCCTCATATTGTGCTAAAGCTAGTGATGAAGATGTATTAACTGTTGCGGTGCCCGGTGTAATCGTAGATACTCCAGCACCTAAGTTTTGTATAAATACTGTGTCACCTGCGGCAAACAATCCAGTATTGACTGTGATTGTTGTAGCAGATGTAGATGTCATTGATATTGTTGTACCGGCATCTGCGGCTACCAAGGTATAACTTGCAGTCTTAGCTGAGGCCGCACCGCCGCCAAGGGCTGTGGCCTGTAGGGATGTGAGCTGACTGGCCGTCAAAACTTGGCCGACTGTAAAGGTTTGCTTTGGCATTGATCTCCTAGTAACTCAAACTATCTTCATCTAATAAACCATCTACCGCTGAGTCTAGCAAAAAACCCACTGCAAAGGGTTGCGCACATGAGAATGTAACAGAAAAACTATTAGGTGTGATTGCATATTGAACACCGGCTATAACGCTATCACTGACCACATTGCCGGCTGGCAAGGTCTGTGTCACCTGAATAGGATTAAATATATCTAACTCTAACGCGGCGGTCACTCTTGCCGAATCATCCTCACCATAGGCATCTACTGTGAGTGAGTTAAGTTGGATATTCACACCTTGCTCTTTGCGTGAGGCAATAATCATTTGAGCTTGGTTTAGGGCATCTGCCTCTGTCTGCATGATGCCGGATCTGACCCTAGAGTGTTGAAAATAATCATCAATACTGGCCGTATTGCTTGCAGTCTGACCGGTCAATCCAGTTGGGGTGACTGTTACCTTATTGATCATTTGAAAATCAGAGATGTCAAACTCAACCGCTTGGTAAGTTATATCACCGGATCCATCAACATCTGAAAACTCTGTGAGGGTGCTTCCTGATGCAGTTATGATGTCATCCCTAGACATAAACTTAACAAAGCCTCTTTGATCTACATACAAAGCCCCGGCCTCTGTCTGCTCTAACTCTTGCAAGGATGAGAGCAAAGATCTTGATGCGCCGGTATCTGCCTGGACTGTGGTGGTGGCAGTTGTAGAAATATCTCTCATGCCCCCTGGCCACTCTCCTTGATCCAAAAGACTGGTAACTCTTTGAGCTGTGGTCTGCCCGGCTGATCCCCCTGAGACAGTGGTCAAGGTAGTCAAGTTGAGAAGCTGAAAACCATCCACACAATTGAGAGTTACATAGGCTGGGTCAAAGCCGGTTGGACTTTGGTAATTCCACTCTTGCACATAAAAAGAGCCAAGGTTGTAAGTTACTGACAAGTATTCTGCGGTAAATCTTATTTTACGCATTGGTTTGATTTTGCCATATAAAGATGAACCTGTATTGGCTGGGTTAAAAGTACCAGTCTGATCAATAAAAACTACCTTGGCAGATCCACCAATAAAAGAGTCTGATGATCTATTGAAGGCTCTGCGAATAAAACATTGAGTTACAAAGTTTGTTATATCTACAACATCTGCGGCGGCTGTACCCAAAACTGCACTGTCCAAAGGTGTTGCCGGGTCATCCAAGACTAAAGCCGGACTAAAGTTTGCTCCCTGAGAAAAATCAATCTCAGCTCTAAATGTTGCGGCTGGCATTATCTACCAAGGTTTGTAAGCTGTGTGACTGCCCCGGTGCGGTTTAGGTTGTATAAAACATCCTGGATAACAGATTGCAATTGACCTTCGGAGATAACAGATCCGGCCACATTGATTGTAACCCTTTGACCCATACCACCCATACGATCTAAAGGAATGACTGCCTCAGCCCCGGCCTCACCAATTAGGGCTTGGGTTGGCCTGGTAACAATACCCCCATCTGCCATAGGTGCAATCTGATTTCTACCTCTTGGTGTTAATTCACCGCTTGGTGTGAATAGCGGTGGCAGTGATCTATAAGTATCACCTTCAACTACTTTACCGGCTTGATTTACTTTATCCTGTAAAGCCAAAATTGTTTTTGTAGCCGCATCTAGTTGTGCAATATTTTGTGCAAAAGGTGTTGCCCCCTGAGTTGGCAAAACTGGCACCTTAACATTTTGCACATAGGCCATCATCTTTTTCAATTCTTCATTGGCCTCAAGTAATTTTTGTATGTATAACTCCACGCCTACTGTAGTCATGCCCCATTTTTTGGCTAGTTCATCAATCTCTTGGGTAGTTATCTTGCCATCCTCAATAACCTTTAAAACATCTGCGTAGCGTTGCGCCTCATCTACTGCGGCTTTTGTACCCTCTGCAAGTTTTTGCAAAATCTTTACACGCAATTCATCCTCTGCGGATAGTTTGCGACTTAGCGCGGCCTGTAGATTAATCCGGTCTAAGTCAAACATTGACTCCAACTCTGCCTTTTTCTTTGATAAAGCGGCTTGAGCTGTTTGCTCTTTTGTTGTGGCTTTTTGTCTAGCCAAAATCTGCGCCTGTATTTTTGCAAGGATCTGATCCTGGGTAAGTTTTTTCTTACCAAACTTTTCTTGCAATTCTAGAGCATCTATTGTTAGTTGAGACAAACCATAATAGCCTTTTGCCTTTAAGACTTGTTCATCCCTTATTTTGATGCCTTGTTTTTCAAGTCTTTGTAAGGTGCCGGTCTCCCCTACTAAACCCTCAACCGCAATTTTAAGTATGTCTAAATAACCACCCATTCCTTTACTAGCAAAAGATCCTGCACCGCCTACAAAGATGTCAGTGAACTGTGTTGCTACGCCTTCAAGTTTTTTACCAAAGACATCAAGATTGTCTGATCCAGTCACAATCAAAGATGCGGCTGTCAAAAATCCTTGACCTAAAGTCTCAGTAGCTTCACCTGCACTGATCTGAAAGGATTTTAATTGACCTTCAAAGGTTTGTGTTGATGCCTCTGCCGCACCTGCATACTTATCAAGATTGATTAAAAGTTTTTCAAAGCCCATTGCTTTGGCCTCTGCGACTGTAAAGCCAACACCTAAATTGGTAATGCCTTTATAGTTGCCTACTGCCGCTTTGGTTATAGCATCTAAAACCTGGGATAAATCCGCACCTGTTCCAGCTGAAATATCTAAGGATTTTTGCAACAAAAATTGTGAGCTGTCAAGATCACCGGTTTGGTTAATTAGTTGCCTCAAAGCCGGGACAAGCTGATCCTCAGTAACATTTGTTACTCTTTGTAAATTATCTATAAAATCTTTAACATTGGGCAAAAGACCCTCTGCACCAATAGTTTGTAAGGTTAGCCTTAATTGTTTATCTAACTTTTCTTGAGCCAAAGCCGCTTCAATAGAGTTTTTACCAAGCTTGAGGAGACCAAAGCCGGCGGCGATAGCACCGGCATAAAGACCGGCTTTTAATGCCCGGCGACTTTTGGCTACTGTTTTGTCAAAACCTTTTAACTCTTTTGTGGCGCGATCTAATCCCTTTTTATCAAACTTGGTTAAAAAATTGACTACTACATTCTGACTTAGTGCCATTTTTAACCTCTAAAGTTTTCGCCTAGATATTTTTTCAATACTCCATAAAGGTTAGCATGAACCTGTGAAGCCATCTCATAAGCGGCTCTATAAACAAGTCTAGGTTTTTCAGCTTTGCCCACCTTAGCAATAAACAAATTGCTTGCATCTTTGTTGCGGCTGACTCTCCTAGTTTTACCTTTACTGCGTGCAGTACCAAAGCCGGCTAACTCATAAATAATACCTGGGACAGATCTACTTTGTAGAGACAGGGCAGATACTCCAAACTCAGCCCCCTTAATGCGTTGCACTTTGGTTTTGGCCTCTGTAATAAAAATGTTTTTTACTACTTCATCTCTTGACCATTGCCATCTTGATTCATTTGTTTTGCCATAAGTCCTACCCCTATGAGTTGTATCAGTAGCCCAACCCCAGGCCGGTGGATAGTAAGGCTTGGTCTCACGCCATCCAGGAAATACTTGACTAGGTACAAAACTTTGAGCTTTACGCTGTACCGGTCTGACCGCTTTTTTTAATTCTTGTCTAAACTTTTTGGCTAGTTTTGCATCCATCTCTTTTAACCGGGCGTTTAGTGCATCAAAGTTTTTTATATAGATAGCATCATTTACTTTGAACTCAACCATTACTTACGCCTCATTGTCTTAGATTGTTGCGCTCTCTCTTGCAAGATTGCTTTGATGGCAAGATAGATTGCCGGATCAACCTCTAAAAGATCTTTAGGGCTGATACCTGTAGCCACCGACACGGATGCAATCTCCCATATCTGTCCATGTCGGTCTAGCCATTTTTTGGTTCATACAACAAATCAACATCTACATATTGGTTGATGTAATCATCACCAAACTCTTTGTCTGTTTTACCTGCCGCTTTTTCAAGGGCGTGGGCAAACCACCAAAGATCTGACTCAAGCTGTAACTCACCTAACCTCTTACGCCATCCTGTTTTAAACTCAGCCTCAAAGCCGACCTTTACAGATGGCGTAAGTTCATAAGTAACCTTTTTGCCGTCTTTCTTTGTTATTTCAATTTTGTGCATGTCCCACCTTTTCTTATTAGCTTGTTGCCTTCACTATAGCTGTGACAGGAAGAGTCACGCTGGCAGTGGCGGCACTGTCTGTTGATCCTGAAATTGGTGTCCATTGGGTGATCAAACAAGACATACTATAACTTGGGTTTGTCGCTGTGACTGTACCGGTTACTGGTATTAACTTGATTCCAAGTTTGCTACCAATAGCATCTTCAAAAAGACTATTGACAGATGCGGCGGCAAAGTCATTAAATAGTTCAAGTGAAACTGAGCTGACCTCAATGCCACCAATCATGTTTTGAACAGTATCGTTCATGGCAGTTATGGTAACGGCCTCAACTTCCCTGTTCAAACTTACTGTAGAGACAAAACTGCTGATAGTGCTAGTGCCAACAATTACTGCCACTTTGTTGCCCATAAATATTGCCATGGGGTTTATCCTTTCTTAACCTATTAGTTCTACTGAATACTGATAACTCAGGTAATCAATATTAGCGGATGTTATTGTGCCTGGAGATGCAGACACAACTCTTAAAGTTTGTACTGCACCGCTTAGTGTTTTATCAGCCTCAATTGCGGCTTTGATTGAGGTTGAACCGGATGACTGTAATAAACCATCCAATCTTGATTGCCCATCCTTCTCACTCATGCGGCCTACCATGACAATAATGTTGCAGGTAGCCTGATCAAATCCTCTTGATATTGTAAAGTCATAGTTCATAGACAATTGGCCAATAACTGCAAAGGCATTATTGGTTGGCACATTTGTAGAGTCCGGCACATAATCCATAACACGCAAACCTGTAATGCTAGTCAAAGCTGTTTTGAGGTTTGCCCTTACTGTACTTGGCACCATTAGGCTATAGGTATCTTCTTATAGGCTCTTACTATTTGTGCAACATCTCTGCCTACCGGTGACATCCGGATAACGCCAAGATCTCCGAGACCTAAGACACCGCCCGGTGCATCTTTGCGTTTGTATAGATCTGCGGTCAGGGTCAAGGTGGCTACAGTGATGTCATCCGGCACGCTTGGCCAACCCCATTTAGCAGTGACTTGAACTCCAGGGCGCAAACCATTTTGTGTCAATCCTGGAAATATTGGCCATGACTCTGTGTTTGAAACCATTGTC